TACAGAACTGACTCAGACTCAGATATTGAGGTAATCACCTATGTTGGAGATGACCTATACGACGCAGAGACAAACAGCGTATTAGAGTCTATTGTACTTATGGCAGACGCATCAGATTATGAACAATAAAAAACAAATATCATGAATAATCAACACGAAGTAACAATCAATGCAGTAGAGTTAGCTTGTATCCTTGCAGAGGAAGAGCTAAATGATAACTACGGAGAATACATGCAAATCTATGTAGAAGATGATGAAGAGTCTACGTACACCGACGAAGCTCAGAAGATGTTCGATGAGCTGTACGACTACTACATGGACTTAATTAACGGAACTAAAGTAGTTTAATCATATGGAAAAAGAGCAAATAACAAACGAGATAAAGCGTATACTCACAAACCATAGGCAGTCTTCATTAGAAGGACTACTTATGCTGATACCATGCTCACAAGATGAACTTACTACAGCCCTAGATGAACTTATAGAATCCAAATGGCTGACTAAAGCTAAGGTTGAGCAAGGTTATAGTGTCATACAGGTATACAAGAAAAAATCAAATAGAGTACAGCTAAAACTAAACATATGAACTACGACTTCTTCCTATTCTGCAAACTATACGACGCAATGGTTGGTATAGACTACTACTACGATGCGCTATTTGAAGACCTTAAGGAGCTATATGAGAAGTTTAATAATAGCTCTCATAACAATCCAAACACAGGACTTTACGAATGTATTGAGACATTCTTCAAAGACAACCATGCAGACATCATCAAAAAATTCACAAGGCATAGAGAAAGTCTTGGCATCAAACACATAAACAAATAAACTATGGCAAAGAAAAAATCTATCAGAGAACATCTTATTGACGCAATACTTGAACTATCCGGTGATGAGTTCGAGACTGAGCAGGACTTGGTAAAGCTGGCAAAGGAATCAGAGGAGGAACTAATCTACCGGATTGTAGATATTGCAGAATACTATAAGGAACAAACCATATAGTATGCATAAGATAACTATGTGGCTGTCCATATATTGGGCAGCCCTTCTTACAATCATCATATACTTACATATAAAACAAAGAAAATGAGCAACTTAAAATTCTACGTTATCAACCTTAGACTACTAGATGAAGACGATGCTAGCCTAGACTTTGGAAGCATGCCAAACTATGAATTCATGACCATATCGGCAAAGTATGGAGAAGTATATTCACCTACATCATTTGAGAATCTAATCAATAACGATGACTTCGATGCTGTCAATTGCTACATCAGAATCATTGAAGATTGATTTGTTTGATAACAAACATTTAACTAACTTTGAACAATGATTAACAAACTAATGGAAATTAACGAGCAACGTAGCGCAAAGCTCATGGTTGCTTGTGGCCAGCTAGGTGCGTACAAGTCTATGGTAAAGTATGCTATTGATTGTCTCAATGGCAAGACAGCATCTAGTCCAGAATCAGTAGCCATCTACCTTCAAGAGAAGCAGGATGAACTAATTGAACAACAAGATTTATTAATATTTAAAACGCATAACTATGAACTATAGAGTAAGAGGTGAGCGTATACTTAATGCTCATGCAGACAACAAAGTAGACAGCCATGAGAAGGAGTTCACATCCTACACCGATGCTGTAGACTACTACATATCTATGCTGTCGCAGGTAGTTGAAGATACAGCTGACTTAGGTGGTGACTTTGTATGCACGCTGGTGTGCGACAAGGAGGATGGAACTATTGAGGTAATGAAGAGACACGTAATATCTACAACCATATTACTATGACAAGTATAGAGAAGCTAAAGTTTGCTGTTGGTATACTATCTTCCCTAGTGGAAGCTAACTACGACAAGGCAGATGAGTTCAAGAACATACAGCTAATTGCTGAACTGAATTGGAAGTCTATACCACAAGCGTACAAGTTTCAAGGTTCAGTAATTGCATCAGCAACTAGGACTGATATCTACAAACTAAATTCAACCATAGTAATCGACATAAGAGATGTTGGATTATTTCAAATAATGTGAGCATGAATGCATATGTAATTCCCGGCCTTAAGCATAGAGACGTAACAAAACAATACTTCGTACAAAAGAGAGGTATCCCAATACAGGTAGTAATAGAAGAAGCTTGCAAGGTTTTTCATGCAGACCCAAGAAATATAGCTAAGAGAACTAGAGCTCAAGAGGTTGTCAACGTAAGGCACTTCGTATCTTGGTTCTTAGTCAAGAATATGGGTATGACACTGAAAGCTGTTGGTATTGAGGTATTAGGAGGTAGAGACCACACTACCGTAATCAATAGCATCAAGAAGTTTTCTAACCTATACGAGACGGAAGAATTATTTAAAGAGAATTCAAATATAATAGTAGAAAACTTAATGTCATGGACAAAGACAACTTAGTGTCAATAATAGCAGAAGTGTTTGATGTAGAGAAAGATTTTATGACAAAGCGTGTAAGGAAGAGAAGGTACACCTATCCTAAGAAGGCACTATGCATGTACCTGTACAATCAGACAGAGCAAACGTATGAATACATTGCAGAGTATATGGGATTCAAGAATCATACCTGTGTACTATACCACGTAAGAAGTGGACAAAATCTCTACGATACATTCGAGCCTTTCACAAAGAAACTAGATATCGTATACGCAAAACTCAGAGAACTATGACCGAAGGACAAAGAGAATCAATCTACATCATATACGTAAACGTATGTAATGCACTAACCTATGCAGAGGTAATGCTTAACGAAGATGTGTCTAAACCTGTTAAGGATACTATACGTGTATATCGTGATAGACTTAGATGGATAAAGAAGAGTATGGATATGAAGGTAGGAACTGATAACTCTATGGATGTAGACATCCTGAGATTTGATGGACTAGTGAGGCTGTTATCTTCCATGCCGGAACAATACGCAGACAGATTGGAAAACCATATAATCAAGTTCCTTGAAGACTTAGACGAAGAATTAAAAAGTGGGGACGTTCCCGTCCCCTAACTTTACTTCTTTACAGCGATAGACCAGATAGCTCCGATTAGAGTCATTACTCCACCGATAACTTCTACCATCATGGATTCATCTACTAGACCCTTTGCTACTGCAAGGCCACCGACGAATGTTAATGCGTGTCTAATAAGACCTGATACTTTTTCTTTCATAAAAAAACATTTGTTCCAAATTTATACCATTTTTTGTTACAGGATACTCAATTTCATAACCAATTAAAAATCAATCACATGAAGACATCTGCACAAATCTTACACGATGAGCTATCGGAAATGATTCCGTTTCCTGAGAGAAACTATCTGTTGATGAGAACTAAGGAGCTAATAGAAAAAGACCAGATTCAAATCATGAAGGCGTATGCTGATGGAATAAAAGCTCTCAGAGATTCTATCACCACTGATGAGGTATATGACAGCTATCTTGAATACTACAATAAAAACTACAATCAATAATGTTTACAAACAAGTTCATAAGACTACCAATACGAGTATACAATAGAGACATGATGGACATGACAGGCGTATCAGAGGAGATAGAAACATATGAGATGGTAAACCCATTCCATATATCATCCTATAGGCCATCACAAGAGCCTGAAGGATGTACATACATATCTTTCAAGGATGGAACAGGCATGATGGTCTACATGAACATAGATGAGTTTGAGAAGTATATGGATAACCATAAAATATTTAAAGATGAATAACAATTCGCAATTCGCAAATCAAAATCACTATGACAGGATGCTGTTCATAGCAAGACTACACCACGCTATATGGCACGATGAAGATACATACAAGCGTGTAGAAGATATAGTAAAATCAGTTGAGAGTAAACTACCACAAGCTAAATACTTTAACCATGAAGACAATATACATACTAGCTCCAATAATGATAGGAGAGAGTCTAGTTCATCAATACACAGCTGTTAAGAATAATAACACTACCATATTGTCAACATCTGATGACCCTACATGGAATGAGAAAGGTATCCTCTGCACTATAACTGATGATGGTAATGGTGTAGAGATAAAGCTAGGAAAGAATAAACCAATCTACCTAGACTATGCTCAGGAGGAAGAGCTGTTATCAGCACTGCTATGCAGCAGGGATGAACAGCTAAGATTAATACACATAGATAAAACTATAGAGATATGATTATCGGAATCAATGGTTATGCTGGTGCAGGCAAGGACGAGGTAGGCAAGCTAATCGTAAAGCATGCGCCAACATTTAGAGTTAAGAAGTTCGCAGGTAAGCTAAAGGAGATAGCTGCTATACTAACAAACATACCTACAATTCACTTTGAAAATCAAAGGATTAAGGAGAGTAACCTTGATGGTTGGGATATGTCAGTACGTGAGCTGTTGCAGAGACTAGGTACGGAAGCTATTCGTGACGGACTCCACCCTAATGCTTGGATAAATGCTCTGATGGCTGACTACATGAGAGGTGACGATTGGGTGATAACGGACATGAGGTTTCAGAATGAGTACGATACGATATGCTCCTATAGTGGCTACACTATACAAGTCTATAGAGCAGGAGTTGGAGCTGTTAACAATCACTCTTCTGAAGCAGGCATCACTAATGGTTGCTTCGACTACATCATAGATAATTCTGGCACTCTTGAACAGCTAGAGGAAGAGGTTAAGAGAATCGTATCAGACATTCTTGAAAAAGAAAAAAGAAGATGAGTACAATACACGAACTAAAGTCTACTATTCCTGTTCATACACCACATGGTGTTGGAGAGGCTCTGATTATTATAGACTACGGATTAAATACAAATAGTGTTTGGGTTGTAAGAGTTAAAGGTGGCAGGGTACTGCACTACTACTCTGATGACATAAGAGTATATGACAATCCTATGAATGGTGGCGGTTGGGATGTAGACATTCCAGAAGATTGGATAAAATAAATTTTGTAGTGTCAAACTATGTTCATAATTTTGTCCTGTCAATCCGATTGGATAGTTGCGTTGTTCACTCGGGTTTGATTTAAGAGAACCCTCTTTCATTGAACCCATACAGACGCAACCTGTGTGGGTTTTTTGTTTTGACTAGGGTCTTAGAACGGTTTCACCCCTGCTGTTGGTATCTAGATGCAGCTAATGAAAGATTACGAGTTCTTTTGAGAAGTTGAGTATGATTTGGACTAGGGGGCTTGGCCTTTATGGGCCAGCCCTCTGGAAGTGTTTTTCTACTCAATGATACAGGTATGACGAAAAATCTATGCGCTGTCCGACCCCCTGACAACATAGTGCCGACCTTCGAACACAAGTCAATACTTGCCCTTGCAGTAAAGCGGATACTCAAAAGAGCACTGAAGTAGAAGAATACCCTATAGTTCTACTGAAAATTGCCCAACTTAGTGTTGGTCGGCAGTAAAGGGGGTGGTGTATAAATTAAGTAACTAAACCATCTATAATATGAAGCATCTATTCAAAGCATTATCAGACTTTCAGCAAGAAGTTCCTGTCATCCACAAGGATACGCAAGGATACGGGTATAGCTACGCTGACCTACCGACTATCTTTACTATCATCAACCCTCTACTCAAGAAACATGGTCTAGGCTTCACACAGCCCATCGTTGGTTCTGTTATACAGACCATAGTATTCCATGTAGAGTCCGGTGAGAGTATTAGCTCTGAGATACAAATTCAAGAAGGTGTAGTCCTGAAAGGAATGAATGAATTCCAAGTCTTAGGTAGCGCAATCACTTACCTACGTAGATACGCATTATCTTCGATTCTAGGCATAGTAACCGATAAGGATACGGATGCAGCAGGAGAACAGATAAAGCCTGCTGTAGCGTCTACAAATGCGTCTGATGACAAGCCATGGCTAAATGAGTCAAACAAAGAGGCATGGGATAAGGTTGTAGCGTCACTCAAGAGTGGCTATACTATGACTGATGTGAGGAAGAAGTATAAGGTATCTAAACCTGTAGAGACTAAGCTATTGTCACTGATAAACTAATTGCGTTATCGGGGTCATTAATCCCTTGAACCTCGGCACTAAGGTTGGGTTAGACATAGGTATCCTGCGTATCTGTTCCACGATAACAGCACTCCTTCAAATAATGCAGGTAAGGATATCAAGTGGGAGGCTACTGCCAGAGTGTAGCAAACATGGTTGGGTGGCGGAAGGAGGGTGGTGTCCATCCTCGTGGTAGACGCTAAGCGTAGTAAGGGTGTCAAACGACGTATAAATTTTCACCCATAAAGGTTCGAATCCTTTCCCAACCGCTGATACGCACGGCAACCGAAGGCATACATGTCACTGCTTAGGCAATGCGAACAACCACACAGAGTACCTCACAGTGCGTAGGTAAGTTTCAAGCTCTGTTGACAAGAGGGAAAGACCCTGCTTAACAAATGTACGTATGCGTACAGCCCGTATAGTTAAACTGGTAGAACGTCGGTGTCCAAAACCGAAGATGGTGGTTCGAGTCCACAGACGGGTGCTAAAACTTTTAAAAACAAATAGTATGGAAAAACTACAAATCAATTCAGCATCAAGTGTAGGTTTAGCATCAACAGAACCAATCACATCTTCTAATCTATCTGGCTCAGGTATAACAAGTTCATCTTACAGCACTCAAGTTGTTCCAAGCCTTATGTTCAGAGAACCGACAAAACAGGAGCTACTTATGAGGTATAACATTAGTATAGAGTTTATTAGTGTGGGATGCATAGTGTCTGTTGGATGTAAGAAGATAGCATTTTCTAGTGTAGAAGAAGCTATTAAAAGCATCAATAAATATGTGAATAATCCTAAGCAGGAAGCTGAATATTGGGAAGGTATTTTTGGTAATTAAAAATAAATAATATGGCAAAATACATGGAAGGATTTAGAGTTTCAAACGACATAGACTATTGCGGACTTGAATCATCTATTGATGACAATGAAAGGAAAGAGGTTGTAAGAATACATGCAAGGTTCTTTAACGTATCATACAAGGAGCAAAGAGATGTACTTAAGCTACTTATATGGTGGTCTATAAGACATTACATTAAAATATTATTCAAATGACACCAAAAGAAAAAGCAGAACAATTAGTAGACAAGTATCTAGAAGTTTTACCATCTAGAAACTCAATCATGTACATAGCTGATGTAGAAACTGCACAAAAATGTGCGATAATAGCAGTAGATTTAGCAATGGAAAATGATAATGACGATTTTTTCAACAGATATTTGCTACAAGTTAAGCAAGAAATAGAAAAACTATAAACTATGCCGGATATAACGAAATGTTGGGGTACTGGATGCCCTGCTAAAGATAACTGTTACAGATATACTACTGAAGCTAGTGATTACCAATCCTACTTTATGAATCCTCCTTACAAAGATGGTAAGTGTGACCACTATTGGGGTGAAGCACAAGAATCTATACTTCAACAGCTTACTGATATAGTAAATGGTAACAAAAATGCATGAAATCTCATTGAAAATTCATGCAAAAATCAGTCATATAATACTGATTATCACCGAATTATATACTAAAATATTACATAAGTTGTCATAAAAGGTAATATAATTCGGATTTTGTCCGTTATTTCAAACATTATTAATCATTTTGTACATAATAATAAACAATATGGATAAGAAACAACAAAAGAAACTAATAACGGAAATAATGAACGAGGATTCTAAGGATGGGTTGTATAAGCAACAAACGGCAGTAGATTGGTTGATTGAACAAATCAATAATGATGCATACCAAATAGCTTTTGGTCAAACTTATGTATCTATTGAATTAATTGAACAAGCCAAAGCAATGGAGAAGGAGCAGATAATGAAGGCTTGGGATAGAGCTTATGCTATTGGTGGTGCAAATGGAAGTAATGATTGGGTTTATGAATGTGAGTTAACTGACAATTCAGAATATTACTACAACGAAACTTATAACAATGAAAAAGATAATTGACTTCTTAAGATGGTTAGAAGATTATAGAATTACATTAATGGAAAAATCAGGAACAGGTAAATTTTAACATATGATGATGACATATAGAGCTATCGTAGAAAAGATAGTAGATGGAGACACCATCAACATGAATATAGACTTAGGATTTAGGGTATGGATAAAAGCTAATTGTAGACTGTACGGAATAAATACTCCAGAACTTAACAGCAAAGATGAGGACGAAAGAAACAGGGCAAAGCAAGCTGTTTCACACCTATCTGAACTAGTAACTGTTGGAGAGAGATATAACATAATCAGTCACGAACTAGATAAGTATGGTAGGCCTCTGGTTACTATACTCAAAAATGGTGTAGAGGATAGTGTTAACAATATAATGGTACAATCAGGTCACGCAGTAAAATATAACCCATGACAATACTAATAATCTCAGTTCTCCTCCTATTTATAGGATGGCTTAGTTACGAACTATACAACGCTCCATACATGGATGACGATGGTAACATAATAGATATGAAAAACAATAACCATGATAATAACTAGACAGACACTAGAAGAAAGGCCTCTAAGTTTTAGCTCTATCAAAGAATTTGCTAAGTCTCCTAGACACTACCTTGACTACATATCAAAGGAAAGGACACCACCTACTGATGCTATGAAGCTAGGCTCTATGGTGCACTGCATGATTTTAACACCCTATCTGTTCAATGAACAGTTTGCTGTTGCTCCTGATATTAACAAGAGGACTAATGCAGGCAAGGAAGAGTGGATTCAGTTCGCTAACCTACATGCAGGTAAGACTATCGTAAATAACGAAGACTACGAACATGCTAGAAAGCTGGTAGATGGAGTTCTATGTAACGACTTGATATACGACACAGTTATGTCCTGCACAAGTTTCGAGAGAGAGTGGAGAATGGAAGTGGACGGCCTACCATATAGAGGATTCTTTGATGGTGAGTCAGATGACTACATACTTGAAGTCAAGACAATAACTGATGGACATCCTAAAGCTGTTATGAGTGACTTCATCAAACGTAAGTATCACATGCAGGCAGGCATCTACAATCAAGTATCAGGAAAGAAAGTTCTATATCTAATTGTAGAGACATCTTCTCCATATCTTTCCTATCTAGCATATGCCGATACAAGATACGTAGACTTAGGAAAGAAGGATGTATCAGAACTAAACAACAGATTCCATAAGTGTCTAGAAAGCGGTGACTTCACAGGAGGATACGATTACAACAATGTAATTACAATAGACCTACCTTGGTCTGTGGAAAAGTAATTTTGCTGATATACAAATAGTTTGTAGATTTGCATAGATGTCGAGATACGATTATATATATATCCATCATAAACACTTTAATATAGGTGGCATGACTGAGGATGATATCCTAGACCTTATAGGCCTTGAGTTTCAGACCAAGGACATGGATAGGGAGTATCTTACATTTATCATTGACGAAGATGGAGAGTTATTTTTTGATGACTACCACTACGAATTAGTAGACTCAGATGGTGGACTATTCAGCAAAATACTACAGGTTGTAGAAGACGGACGCAAGCCATCAAAATTTACAGGTATTGTAATATTTTATGGTAAACCATACGAGAGTATGTATACATTTCAATGTAAGATTGTAAACGGTAAGCTGAAATACATCAAGCTGATATCAATAATATAACATGAGCAGGGGAATAACCAAATCAAAACTAAAACAGAAGCACCCTAGACTCGCAGAAGTCTTGGACTCGATAGAGGCAACCAATAAGAAGAAGCACTATTGGTTCTTTGCCAACTACGATGGTAAGTATACCACACCTACAGGTGGGCCTAGAACAGTTTCTCTAGGTGCAATCATAGATGTAATAAACGAATATGGCATGGACGTAGAAATTAACGTAGTGCCTGACCCTTCTAAGAAGAGGCTCTGGGAGCCACTAGTCAAACCATAAGTTTCATAAGCAATACGCCCGGCTTGTCTAGGCTGGGCTTTATTTTGTAATCAATTAAAACCAATAAATATGAGCGAAGCAAAAAGAAAATCAGAGTTTGGCATTTGGAAGAAAAATGTCAGAATGAAAGATGGTACTTCATCTGAAGTATTAAGTTTTTCAGTTAATGGAGTACGCTACACTGCATGGCCTAACAAGTACAAGAGTAGTGGCAAGTCTCCTGACTTTAACGTGTACATTGATACATACGTAAAGCCAGAGTCTAACGAACAACCAGCTGTTACTAACAACACCACAGCTAAGGTTGACACAGACAGTCTGCCATTCTAAATTGAAAACTTATATTGCTTATGGTTACTATGTTTCAGGACATCCAGTCCATCACAAACCCCTACGTCGTAAATCTAGAAACTGTATTAGAGGCTATCAAGTCCGGTAAGTATAAGGACAGGATAGAAGAGATACGTTCAGGTATAGATGACGACAGAAGGAGAAAGTTGAAATCAAAGCTACCATGCGTATTATTCTGCGGAGAATTTACGAATGGAGTAGAGAAAGAGAAGGATGGTATAAAGTATATATCATTCAGAGACGATAGGTCTCTAAAGAAACACAGTGGCTTCGTACCCATAGACATAGATAAGCTGGATAACATAGATGGAAGAAGGGAGGAACTAAAAAGCCTCCCATTCATCTATGCTTTATGGAAGTCATCTTCCGGTCAAGGTCTACACGGACTAGTAAAGATTGCAGACCCAAACAAACACACGCAGCACTATCGAGCTCTATCTAATCACATTCCTGATTTAGATAAGACAGCACAAAACCCTTCAAGGGTTCTATACGTATCTTACGACCCAGATATATATATAAACCATAAGTGCGATACGTTCTATGACATAGAAACAGAACAGAAAGCAGCTGTTGTGTACGGCAAGGGTGATGGCAATACTGACTATAGAAAGGTAGACATTGCTTGTAGAATGATACGTAACGCTCCTGATGGAGAGAAGCATAACACTCTACTAAGAGCAGCTAACCTTCTAGGTGGATTCGTAGCTACGGAAACTGTTGAGTACGATGTAGCAGAGTATTCTCTAAGACACGAGATTAGCAGGAGAAACGTAGACAACATCAACCTAGCATACTCTACTATTAAAGATGGATTGAAGCATGGCATGACTATGCCAATATCCAATATCGAGTTAGAGTATAAGGCTGCTATTGATGACTTAGGCCTGATGGAGGAGGAACTAAACTTCCTTACCAACAACAAGACTGATGAAGAATATATACACAACTTCAGACTTGGATTGATACCTCAAGGTCTTCCATTCGGTCACTATGCACTAGATGAACACGTGCTCTTAAAAGAGGGTGAGTTCTATGCAATACTTGGTCACTCTCATATTGGTAAGTCAACACTTACATTGTGGTTCTTGTTCTTGGCAGCACTAAAGTATAACTGGAACTTCATGGTATACTGTGGAGAGAACAGTTCAGCATCTGTCAAGATTAAGCTTATGCAGTTCCTTGTAGGCAAGAGGATACAGAAGTTTACAGAGTACGAGCAGAAGCTCTCACTCAAGTTTGTAGATGACCACTTCTTCCTGCTATCAAGCAATGAGCTGTACAGCTACAAGGATATTCTAAACCATGCCGTAAAGTTGATGGAGTATAAGTCGCTGAAAGGAATATTTATAGACCCATATAATTCACTTAAGATGGAGTTAGTTGGTAACGCTAGTAAATATACCTACGACTATGAAGCATACAGTGCCATGCTTACATTTACCAAGAAGTATAACACTTCACTATTCCTTTCTGTTCACACTACTACAGCTGCACAGAGAGAGAAGGATGGTCAAGGTAACCAAGTAATGCCACATGCAACAGATGCTGAAGGTGGTAGTGCACTGTATAACAGGTGTGACAACTTCATAACCATACACAGGAAGATTAAAGATAACAATGAGTTTATGTATACTCAAATATCTGTTGATAAGGTTAGGAATGATGACACTGGTGGTAGGCCTACACATAGAGCAGAGCCTGTAATACTTAGAATGGTAGACAAGGTAGAATTTGTAAATGAAGACGGCACACAGCCATTTAATAGAGATAGAGAACTTTTAATTCACGGATATAAAGTATGAAGGGATACGATTTCATTATAGAGGACAGGGTTCCAGTTGTTGTTTATGACGTAACGATAGAAAGCTTAGAAGAAAGAAAGAAGAAAGCCAAAAACTATGACTCCATAAAGAAAGCGTGTCAGGTTCTTGGCGTTGGGCAAAATGCGATACGGATTGCCATAAGGAACAGGAGGAGAATATTCTCACCAAACTTAAAAAAAGAAGTAGCAGTTCGCTATGAAACAAGTAGGAAGTAGCCAAAAGAATTTCGACTTAGACCTAGAGTATGGGGAAGCAGGTGAATCAAAGCTGTTATCTATACTCAATGGTGCAAAGAAGGTAGAAGTTAAGACTGATAGATTAGCTCACGTTACAGGTAATGTAGCTGTAGAGTTTAGGTGTAATGGTAGGAGGAGTGGTATATCTACAACTGAAGCTGACTACTGGGCTTTTGTACTTTTAAACGGGATGATTATAATCATGATACAAACTGATGACCTAAAAGAGGTAGCTAGAAAGAACTATCGTCTTGGACGTGTTGTATCCGGTGGAGACGGTAATAATTCAGAGATGATTCTTGTAAACATAAAACAACTATATGAAAGAAGTATTTAAGGACGCAGCACTACAGTCTGCATTTGAAAGAGCCGTAACAAGCTACGAAAGTTTTAGGTCTGTTGTTGCAAAGCAGGTAGACTGCGCTAATCCATCTGAGATTGTTGCTCACATGACAGAACTTACAGGAGTCATGGCTATCGGAGCAACATGCAAAGCACAGTTTCAGTTCCTTACTGAGAAGCTATCTTTTCAGAAGATGATGAACCTGAACAATGATGACATGTCTGCTACTGAGAAGAAGGTTATCATAGCATACGAGATTGGTGACTGCTCGTTCTACAATAACCTTTGTGAGTACCTTATTAAAGAAGCTCACTACAAGCATGACCTTTTAAGAAGCGCACTATCCTATTGTAAATCTGAAATCAATATGATATGATTACAAGAGAAGACATAGCTATGTATAATCCAGATGCCATCATGTGGGATGGACTAGACGAAGCTATAATAGGAATGACTACAAACGGTCACGTAGTATACGATATCTCTAAGATTCATGAGTTATTGATGGCTAATAGCGACATGACGCTAGACGAAGCTATCGATTACGCAGAGTATAATATACTTTCTACTCATGTAGGAGAGTTTACACCAATTCATATGACAACATTAAAATAAATAATATGGCAAAGTATCAAGGAGAGAATTACGGAACAGTTATTACTATAGAGTTAGACAACGAACACACAGCAGAAGAGGCTGTTAGGGCTTTTGGTTCTATCATGAAAGCATTAGAATTTCACAATATGTCTATAGTAAATGCAATGTACAGATACGCAGACGAAAACACACCTGCTGAACCGGGTAAAATAAGCTTCGACTTTGAAGAGAATAACTAAACAATATAAGTACGGAGAGAAATTCGACTCAAAGCTTGAGTTATACTTTTATGAACTCCTTAAGAAGGAAAAAATAAAGTTTGACTTTCAAGTGACATATACCTTGCACCCATCATTCAAGTACAACAAAGCCACGGTTAGGGCAATGACCCTGACTGTGGACTTTGATTTTACAAAGCATGGTAAGAATATTATAGTAGATACAAAAGGATTCCAGAGAGCAGATAATAAATTGAAGTGGAAATTGATTAAATACGTTCTGTTTCAGTCTGGGAAGACACCTGAGATACACTTCCCTAAGAATCAGAAAGAATGTGGAGAAGTTTTGCAAATAATAAAAAAGTTGTAATTTAGCAAACAATCCAACATAACCAATATGCCTAAACAGTTTAGACCTCGAATCACTGAAGATGAATTTAACATGCTTCTTCAGATAAGAAACAGACACACAGCACTAGAACAAGAATGTAAAGAAAAAGGTATACCTGTTGAAGATGTAAAGCACTACTGGTATAAAGGAGAGAACTTCTCTATAAATGTAAAGAATCCAATAGTATCCTACACAGATGTCAAAGACATGATTGTAGAGGAGATGAAGACATATGCTCCTAAGTATCCTGCCGTAAAGAGAGAAAAACACAAGTCACCACACCTACTGGTTATAGACCCAGCAGATATACACATAGGTAAGCTTGCTGTGAAGTCAGAAACTGGGGAAGATTATAATCCTGCCATAGCTGTTACAAGAGTATCTACAGCTGTTAAAGATATACTTACAAAGTCTCAGGGCTTTAATGTAGACAAGATTATGTACATCATAGGTAACGATATATTACATACAGATACGCCAAGACGTACAACTACAAGCGGAACCCCACAGGATACTGAAGGTATGTGGCACGAGAACTTCTTGACTGCCAAGTGGTTACATGTATCTGTTATTGAAATGCTTATGCAGGTAGCCGATGTTTATGTACAATACGACCCATCTAACCACGATTACACATCCGGTTTCTTCCTAGCAGATACCATAAGTTCTTGGTTCTCGAACAGCAAACAAGTTACATTCAATGTATCTATTGCCCACAGGAAGTATTTTAGATACCATAATAACCTTATAGGTACTACACATGGTGACGGTGCTAAGGAAACAGATTTAGCCCTCCTAATGGCTCACGAGACTGGTGCAGATTGGTCTCAGTGTAAACATAAATATTTTTATACACACCACATACACCACAAGAAATCAAAGGATTACATGGGTGTTACTGTTGAGTCTATGAGAAGTCCGTCAGGAACAGATGGGTGGCATTCACGAAATGGTTACCAGCATAGTCCAAAAGGTGTGGACGCCTTTATACACCACCCAGAACAGGGTCAGATAGCTAGGATATCACATATCTTCTGATTGTAAACAAAAAAGTTTGCAGAACTTGTCTAGTTAATGTTAATTTGCATTAGTAAGAATGGGTCATTCTCATACGCAATGATTCCGTCATCACAAGAAATATAGTCGATATTGAAGTTCTGGATTTCATTCAGAACTATCTCTGTCTCCTTTAGTGAACAAACATAGAGGAGCATATCTGACTTATTTTCTATTGGACGAACTAGATAAATCATGACCAAATATATACATTATGGAAGAGACTAAAAAAGACCAACTCATTAAGGAGTTGATGGAAAAGAAAAAAAAACTAGAAAAGATTCAAGATGAAATTGCAAAGCAACTTAGAAAACTTATATATGCTAGATAACTATCATCAAGCTTTAGAAGAGCCTGACTTTCCGTTTCTTGAACGGTTTATTCTTGCGAGCTCAAGCTTTAACTTGCCTGATTTTTTATGACTCATATCCATACCATCACCATTGCCATACGTACCAGCTTCTCTGTTGGCTTTATTAAGCTGTGCCCTATACCTCTTGCGTTCTTTAGTTTGATGGTACTTCTTATCGTACGCTCTCTTTCTTTCTATTGAAGACTTACTCCATCCTTCGTAGCTAGGATGTTCTCCTGCATTATTATTTTTTGCCATTTTTAGAGGCTTTAATTCTTTTCTCTACCCAGCCATACATCTGCATGCTTAACCATACAAGTGACATAATGCTGACAAGCCCATTCAGTATTGGACTTATAGATACGAGGTTAAAAAACGCTAACCACGAGAGTATCGTTGAAGGTATTCCCAAAAAGTCTAATTCGTGGTTGTCCATTTTCTTAAATCATGTATTGCAAATATAAGTCAGTCTACTTTAAATATAGACTTCCATTTGTTGTCTTGCATATGCTCCGCAGTGACAACAGAAAATAAAACTGTTAATGGTACAGCGAAGGATAAAAAGTCTACGCCAATTTCAAATCCAATGATGGTTACGATTGATAATAGGATGGTGAATTTCATATTAATACATAGTTGTTTTTATCTACTTTCTTATATTTTTCCTGTTGTATACCCTCATATTCCCCCTTAGCCTAAACTCTTTGGTATCATTTAGCACTAAATTCCTACAAAATCTCTGTTTTTGACTAATTGTCCTTCTTACATCACATGGATTTACATTTAATTCGCTTGCACAAGAGCTTATGCTATCCCATTTTTTAACAAAATCTCCCTCTTTAGTGAAGGCATATACAGTTTTAGACACATTAGACCTTATATCTCTCAAAATCTGTTTAGTTTCCTCTGACTGTACCGTAAAACCACAATTTTCGCTACTTATATTAAATCCATTCTTTTTATCAAAAGAATTGTATTTTTTCATATAAAATGACTCCAGTTCAGATAACTTATCAACTTCACAAAACTCTATTACTCCAAAAACAAACGACTTTTTACCATATTTGTTATATGAATTTTGGACTTTTCTATTATCGTGAATACCTCTTTTTAGTAAGTTGAAATGCTTCTGCCTTCTATCTGTGATATTAATGCTTTTTCCAATATACATTTTACCATTTTCTAAACATTTAATGCAGTATATACCAGACTTCAACTTCATATAAGAACATAATTATTTTTATCTACCTTTTTTGAGTCGTAAAGCTTTTTTAATTGAGGAGTGGTATAACCAAAAGTTTTTTGAAAATGCGGGAAGTCCTTGAAGGATTTCCACTCACCAGCCCATTCCCATCCATACATTTTAAACACTTCTACAACTTCTCTCCACTCAGATGTGCCGTCTTTGTCGTAGTCTTTTTTAGTGTCCCAAGAAATCTCCTCAAACACCCAATCATTGTTCTTGTCTATAATTAAGCAAAAATCTATTGCCAAACCGAAGTTATGATAGGACTGGCCACCACGAGCATGGCTGACTATCTTTCCGGGTTTAGTTCTACCAAGAGCATATAAATCATCCTGCTCCTTAAACGTCCTCAAGGTATGTGTAAATCTGCATCCAGCATTACCCGTTAATCTAGTACAGATTTCATCATAAATCTCCCTAACTTCTTCCCTAACCTTCGGATGGAGTAGCTCTATCCTCTGTAGTGTTACCTTGTCCTTTCTCATTTCCGTATATTTTTTCTGCTACCTTATTAATCATGCCAAATCCTAGACTTCCTGTACATATAAATACAACAGCATCTATAAGCCCTTCATGTGGGGTAATTTCCCTGTGTGAGGCTGCTGATATAATTAAACATGCACATAAGGATAAACCTGACAATACGCCTACAAATCTGTTTGAGGAGTAGTTACCTTTCTCATCCCTAAATATCTCTAGTATCCTCATAGCTTTATATTCATTCCTACACTATAAAATGGCTTTCCTCCACCTAAACTAAACGAACCACTAAATATCTTATTATTCTTAAGATACATCAAAGAAGGCCCTAAGAATATACCACGTTCTGTTAAATCCATTCTAGAGCCCAAATAAAGCCCATTACGTAGCTGTTGACCTAGGTATATGGTATCCCTATACGAAGGGAACGTTAGGTCAGCAGAAAGCATCCTATTGACTATAGAGTTACGACTTACCGTATCCTGAATATACAGGTAGCCAAACTTACCTACACCTACCGTATCGACATATACAGATTTCGAATAATATTCCCTAAGAACAGAGTCAATCATAGATGAATCTAGGTATGGGACATCTACATAGATGGTAGTATCCTTAATCAAAGTGTCCTGTGGTAGTACAACCTTAAATGGTATATACTCTGTATCTCTGACAATCTTTAATACATCGTATGGCTCTCCTTCAATAACTATAGGCTCCTTGTTACATTCTCTATATAAAAAGAAAGAAAGGCATAGTATCGTGAGCATGAATATGATATCTCTCATAGTACAAATTTAAGCTATTTTACAAAAAATAGGGGGTCCTAGAAAAGACCCCCAATCAACAAACACATGAAAAACTATCTTTTATTCAGCTTCCATAGAAATTACTTGCGCTTCTTCTACTTCTTCAGCTTCTACTTCTTCTTTAGGGAAATTAAGACCCTCTACCCATCCCTCAAGGAATCCATAAAGTTCAAGACCTTCATGAGAGAATGTAAACTGGTAGAACTCAAAAGTGTCCTCTAACAGCTTTTTAATATCTTTATTAAGCTTTTTCAACCCATCCTTGCTAAACTTATATCCACCTTTTTCGTCAAGGATAAGCGCACCAGACTCATCTGTATGCGCATTGTCTAGTCTCAAGTCCTCTAGCTTCTCATTGTAAGCCTCTAGTTCTGACTTAATCTTAGTCCCAATCTTTTGTAGCTTCTTTACACCTTTAGTATTTGCTTCTACGTGCTCCTTAGAAGATGAAAGGATGTTGATTGCATTTGCGAGCTGTATAAGCTCCTGATACGTCTTAGTTACTTTTGCCATGGTTTTTTGGTATTTGTAGAGCAAAAATAGTGCCAAACTTTCAATCTAACAAATAAAATAAACACAAAAACCTAGCATTTCTGCTAGGTAATGTGGGTTATCCTAAGGTAATTACTTATTCTGCTTCTGGAGCGTCAGGTATGATTACAAGACCCTTATCTGCAGCTACATAATCATCCACTACTGAATTGTCTACACCCCATGAGTTATACTCCTCTTCTGTTAAAGTGTAATTCCAAGCAGGGATTACTTCCTTTCCTTCGTCGTCAACCAATTTGTTCCAAGTCTGGACAGTTGTTGCTCTTGTGCTGAAAGGAAGTACTGTTACTTCTAATGTAGTACCAACGCCAACGCTTGGTACATTTACTGGTTGAACTTTTGCCATTTTATTTTATTTTAAGTTTTACAAATTTAATTAATATATCTATAAAGCAGTAAAAGTTGCCCCACCGTCATTAGACCTATATAATCCATTATCGGTTCCAACTAGTATGTACTTATTAGCGCCACTAAAGTTATCTATATCTACACATTGCCAAGACCTAGACCCGCTTGAAGTAACATTTGATACTGTAGATAAGCCTGTTATTTTTTTTAAGTAGTCTGTACCATATACTCCACCACTTAATGGTAGGTAAGTTACAAAACAATCTGGGAAATCATTTAAAGCAACATCAAAGAATTTTCCATTAGTATCTGTTGTAATATTTTGCCAAGATATCCCATTGCTTGATTTAACAATTCTAGAAATATTATTGTAATAATATTCATTACATGATATTACTGCAGTACCAAACCTAAACTTAATGTCAACAATGCTTTCTATACGTGAATATGCCATTATATATATTTTAAACTGAAACAGGTATTGAATAAGGTGACCAACTTGTTCCACTATTAACAGAAAGATAATAAGCTAATCTTAGGTCACTATAATAAGAACCAACAATAATTTGTTCTGTACCAGACTTAGTATCGTATACACCTATTGCACTAAAATCTTTAGAAGAAGCGGGAGTGACGTCTGTCCAACTAGCTCCATTGTCTGTAGACTTATAAACCTTACCCTCTGTTGCGCCATTTGTTTTTCTAGAACAAACATACATATTAGCTCCAATATCAGCTCCACTCCATACTTTTTCGCCTAGAGAAGTAACTGCAGACCAAGTTGCCCCAAAATTAGTTGACCTATATAGGTAACCGCTTTGAGAAGCAGCAATAGCATATTGACCATTATCAGATATAGCCAATTTACAGAAGTTTCCTGTGACATTAGACTTATACCAAGTAGCACCATAATCAGAAGAATAGCATATATAACCCCCTTTAGTAGCGCATCTTGTAAATCCAGATACATCATAATCCCAAACACCTATTGAAGCTATCTGATATTGACCAGTATTCTTACTTACAGCAACACAGTTTACGGGCGTACTTCCAAATGTAAAAGAACCTGAAGGAGGAACAGAACCAGAGTCTACAGATATCTTTATTTCATTAGTCGGAGAGACATCATTTGGCAAAGTTAATGTAGCTGATGTTGCACCATTCTGAGCTATGGCTACACTCTGTATTAATACACTATTAATATATAGTGATACTCTAACAGGGCTTACAAAAGCATTTCCTGTAAGTTCTACAAATATATTTTGTGCAGGAATTATATTATTATATTGCTTTATTGTGTTAGAAGTTACGTTAAAAGTAAATGAAGGAAGATTAGTTCCAGTCATATTTGTAAATACCTTTCCGTATTGAGGGTCTAATCTAAAGTCTCCTACATTATAAATATCCTCTTTAGTAATAATTTGATTACTAGACTTAACTAAAAAAGAAGGATTTTTTATATTTTGAATATTAATATAACTCTCACATCTAGATTTAGTTACTTCCTTATTTTGAGTAGGAGATGGAAATGCAGTGCCTCCTGCTGAAAATACTCCAGTATCAACAGCATCTTTTAGATTAGTATCAGAAACAGACTGATTGTTTGCAAGACTACTCCAAGGCATTTAATTTCTTTTTAAGTTCTTTAATTTCTTCCTCTAACTTAGCTATTTTATAAGTGTGAGCTTGATTATAATCTAATGAATAGAATCCATTATCATTTAAGTATACTGCATCAGGTATAACTTTCTGTACATCTTGCGCAGCATAACCCCAATGTGTTTTAGTATCTCTACCATCTTTCCATTTATACTCTATAGCTCCAAAATCTAACCCATCATGTTGTCTTATAATATCTTTGATTCTTATATCTGAAGTTTCAAAAAATCCATTAGAAGAGAAAGTAGAACCATTAACCTGAAGTGTATAAGAACCTTGACTAGTTAAATACCCTACCCACATTTGACCGTCACTAGATATAGCAACCCTTTCTGTAGCTCCTGTCTGGAATTTAATTGCTGCAGCATGAACAGTCTTGAAAACAAAATCTCCAGTTCCTTGATGCTCTAGTACTGAATTTGTATTTGCTCCAGTATTAGAACGCATAATTCTTAATCCGTAATCAGCGTAAGTAGAATCACCAACTAAGTCTATGTAAGCATATCCATTACCTGTTCTAGATTGACCAATAGTCAAACTGTACTCAGCTCCACTTCCAAGATAACCCAAGTATAAGTGAGGGTCTGAATAGTATAAGGTAGAAGATGATGTTACGGTAGTTGAACCATTCCATATAGAAAGTCTTCCACTTGCTCCAGTACCTGTAACTGGATTTGTCAATACCGATTGATACTGAGGTATATTTAAAACACCTCCACTGTAAGTAGCAGCACCAGAAGTTCCTGTAGTTGTTAAACTTATTGCGGCCCTTGCTCTCGCATCGGTATAATATAAGTTACCGCTTTCAGTAACCTGAGCTGTTGTGTAGTCTCCACTTGAAGCAACTACAGCACCTGTCCTACCAAATACACTAGAAACAGGAGCAGTATCAATATCGCTCCAAGATGCAGTAACTGTGCCTCCGTCTTGTTGTGTAAGGGTTAGTGTTTTTGTTGTTGTTCCGGTAACAGATGCACTGTTAATCTTATCATTATAAGCAGCATCCCAATTAGCCTGAGAAGCTGTTGTTGGAAGTGCGTACCCTGCAGCAAAGCTTATCGCTATATCACCACTAGAAGTTACCGCAGAACCTACAGAAAATCCTGTTGGAACACTAGCATTAACACTAGTAACTGTACCTACAGACCAAGCTCTATCGGCACTTAAATCAAAAGCTGTTCCGTTTATTGTTAAAGTCCTAGAAGTAGAAACACCACCAAGACCAGCCAATGTGTATGTAGGAATATTTAAAACTCCTCCAGAATATGTAGCAGCACCACTTGAACCTGTAGTTGTTAAGCTTATAGCTGCCCTAGCCCTAGTATCTGTATAATATAAGTTAGTACCTTCAGATACATTAGAAGTACTTAATGTAACAGCACCAGACAATCCGTTAACACTTGATACTCCAGTAACAAGTGCACCGATATTGCCATTCAATTTCTGAATAGCCGATAAGATAGTATCACTTGCTGTTATTGTTCCAGCTCCACTTGTATATCCTGTTAGTGTACTAGCTATTGCACGAGCATTAGTGAAATATAAATTACCACTCTCAGTTACCTGAGCCGTAGTATAATCACCACTAGTAGCAACTACTGCTCCAGTCCTACCAAAAACACTTGTTACAGAATTATCATCAGACCAAGATGCAGTAACTGTGCCGCCATCTTGTTGGGTCAATGTTAAAGTCTTAGTAGTCGTACCAGTTACCGAAGCACTATTTATTTTATCATTATATGCAACATCCCAATTCGATTGAGACAATATTGTAGGTAGTGCATATCCAGCAGCAAACCCTATTGCAATATTCCCACTACTTGTTACCGCAGAACCTACAGAAAACCCTGTCGGAACAGATGCGTTTACGCTGGTTACTGTACCTACGTCCCAAGACCTAGAAGTTGTTAAATCTAGTGCAGTACCATTTATTGTTAAAGTTGTTGAAGAAGACACGCCTCCTAAACCTGATAAGGTATAGTTAGGAATATTTAATACTCCAGAACTATAAGTAGCAGCTCCGCTAGAACCAGATGTTGTCAAGCTTATCGCAGCCCTTGCTCTAGTATCTGTGTAGTAAAGATTAGTTCCTTCAGTAATATCTGAAGTGGTAAGTACAACAGCTCCAACTTGGCTATTTACAGAAGTAACAGAATCTGTATTATCAATCTTCTGCCATACAGTTCCATTAAATATAATCCAATCTCCAATATCCCAGCTAGACACACCATCTATTGTTGTCGTTCCTGCTGTGCTTACGATATAGTAATCACCAGCTGTACCAGTACCACTAGTAATTGTTGGAGAATTTGTATTAGCATTCCAAGAACCTTTATAAGTAGAACCACCTGATAAAGCATTAATCTGACCTTGAATCTTACCAAAAGCACCAAGTATACTGTCTGATGATGTTATAGCTCCAGATGTTACAGAAAGACCTGTTAATAGTTTACCTGTTACTGCTGTTGTTCCAAGTGTAACAGTAAGAGAGCCTGTTCCTGTTGTAGAAACTTCTCCTGTTAGAGCAGACACAGCTCCAGTCACATCACCAACAGCTATTGTTGGAGAGGATACAAGACCCATTGTAGATAGGGCTGTTAATATATTTCCAGTTGGTCTAATAATAGGAGTAGCATTCCAGAAACCTATCTTTTGGTTTGTAGCAGTACCTATTTTTGTACCGTTTGTTGTTGCAAAAATCAAATTCTTACCATCAGCTGCTTCAAGATTACCATCACTTGCTATCGTCCATTGAACTGTTGATGAGCCACCAGCAGCGAATCTAATACTACCAGATACTAAATCGTTTAATATAGAAATATTTCCACCACCAGAATTATAAAATCCTAAATCATTTGCAGATATAATTTTATAAGTTGTATATGCGCTTCCTGTTTTATATAATTGACCTCCAAAACCACTGTTATTTTCTACATAAAATCCAGCTTGAGTTGAGCCAGATGCCGATGAAGTATTTTTTGCAGAAAATCCTACTATTGATGTAGATGCAACAATATTTTGATTTCCAATATTTGTTGGTAATGCATTACCAATATTTAATCTATTATTAGTATTATCCCAAGTTAATCCAGTACCACTTCCAATAGTTCCAAAAGTAGTTGTACCAGTAATCTTCGCAGTGCCAGTGACTTGTAGCTTCTCGCCAGAATCGGTTGTGCTGCCGATGAGGAGGTTACCGCCGCTTGTTATTCTTTGTCTTATAGAAGAACCAGTCCATACATCATAGTTACCAGCAGTAACAAAAGTTGTTAATCCACCAGTAAAGCCTGAAGTAGTATTTATTACAGCAGTATTTGCCCAAACAGAATGAGTTGTACTATGTGCTGTTATATTTATTTGTCCAGCATTTGATACAGTTGTAAAATAACTTGAAGCAGCAGTACCGCTATTTGTATTTCTTGTCCAAACACCATTACTAGCATTTTCATTGTTTTCTACTTGCAATTTTATTGTAGGAGTTGCAATCCCTATGCCAAGACTACCAGCCAAATAATTATCAGCCGTTCCAGCCATATAGAGATTCCAGCGACCCGTAGCGGCTGCTATGTTTCCAAAAAATCCGTAATTATTAGTTGCACCTATTAATGACGCACCAACATAAAATCCGTATTGACTTGAAACCGTTGAACCTACACCAAATGTACCTTGTTCGGCAAAGAAATGAAAGTAGGCATTTAAAGTAAAAGAAGCTCCTGCTGTTGATGATGTATTATAAAATCCATAGGCAGAAGTTACATCTGATTGAACAGCACCAGAAGCAAGAACATTAAAAGAAGCAGTTGCTCCTGTAATATTTTTTGATACTCTTAGATTAATACCCGTTAAACTTGTACTACCAATCCCCAATGACCCAGCCAAATAGTTGTTTGCAGTGCCATCCATATATATATTCCACCTATTTGTACCACTTGCAATTGTACCTTGAAATGCGTAGTTATTTATAGCTCCCGTTAATGTACTTTGAACATGAAATCCAACTTGAGTTGTAACTGTTGCACTAGCACCAATAGTGCCTTGTGTTGCACTAAAATGTCTTAAAATTGGGAGAGTAAATGTTGTATTAACTACACTTGCTTGTGTTTGATTATATACAGCAGCAATAGTAGTAGTTGATTGTATTTGACCATTAGCAAAAATTGCAGTTGGTCCAGAACCATCAAGTTGCCTTGTAACCATTAAGCTAACATTTGTAGCTGATGCTGCTGTTGTCCCAACTCCCAACGACCCAGCCAAATAGTTGTTACTCGTCCCCGCACCATACAATCCCCAACCAGTATTGTTGCTCCATTCTATACTCCTCCAATCAGCAGCAGCGGTTAGGGTTGGGTTAACGTATAGACCACGAGTAATTCCGTTTGCACCGCCTGTTTGGTTGATAACTGCCCTTAATTGTAATGTATTATGAATAGCAGTTCCACTCGTAGGTGAAAAAGTTCTTGCAATGTTTACGTTCTGTGATGTACCGCTTGTTGCTGTATAAGCAGTACCACCAAATAAAAACATTCCTTCTGCTGCCGCTTCGGTCACGTGCCTTGAACTAAAAGATAATGAAAGTCCATTTAAATCAGATGTACCACTACTTGCATCACTTGTTGAAAAAATTCTTGGTGCATTTCCACCAAGATTACTTAATCTTATTTCTCCGTTATTTAAAATACGGAGCATATTTTGCGAATCACTATTCTGCACCGTCAATCCCGTTGTCGCACTCGTATTTCCACTACCTTTCATCAACGTATCACCCGTTACTTGTAAGCGTTGACCAGAGTCGGTGAATGTGCCGCCAGCCTGAAGAAGAAGATTACCATTGTTAAATAATCTCATTCTTTCGGTGAATGTTAATGCAGCACCTGCTCCACTTGTGTTTTCTGGTGCAGTGTACCATAAATGGTTCCCAGACGCTTGGTCATATGATGTAGCAAAAGCATTCATTTGGTACTTAAACCCACTATTAAAATAGAAGTTACTACCTAATCTCATTCCTTCAGTGCCTGGTTGCCCACTAAATACTGCTGTCCTTGATACTTGAATAGCATTTAATGTAGCACTCCAATCACTAGGAGCAATATTAAATGCAATAGCATTTGTACCCTCTCGCAATAAACTATTCCCAAGCGTTGTCGCACCAGTAAATTTTGGCAAGTAGTTAGTAGTCCCCGTTCCCGTTATTGGGTTGGTTAATGCGTTCTGCTTGTTGTTGAATATTGTCCAATCTGCACTGCTAAGTAACCCTCTATTTGTTGCACTAGCAGTAGGTAAATTAAAAGTATGTGTACTTGTAGCTGAACTGATATTGAAATCCGTTCCACTTGACCCAGTTGCGAAGGTTTGGGTTGTTGCGTTTAATCCGTTTAAACTTGTTATCCCCACATCACTGCTAGGTGTCCAAATAGTGCCGTTGTACTTTAGCACCTGACCATTAGTGGCACCAGTAGTATCTACATCGTGCAATTCACCTAACTCCCACCCGTTCATCACCTTAACATACAACTTACCATTGACCCCGTGAGCATACTCAACATAACCAATGATAATAATATGTTGAGGAGCAATAGGCTTGACGTTAGTCAAAGCACCAGCCGTAGTAGGACTCAAATAAATCACATCACCATCAACCCAAGTCTCGCCTTGTAAACTACCTGTTGTATTAATACCTTCAAGCGAACCAACGGTCATTATAAACCCTTCTTGGTTGGTTGCTATCGTCTCGGTAACAAGTCCAATCGTATCTGCACTATTATTGTCGTTATTTGCTTGTGCTAAAGCTACCGCTAATCTCTGACCTTGTGCGCCACTAACTCTAACCGCTTGATAAGCAGCTTTAGTTAATGTTTGGTTAGGAGAAACTTTATTTACTATTCTCGCCACCAAGTCCACACCATTCTTTAGAATAACACTACCACCTTTTAGGGTTGTCTCGCTACTACCTATTGTATCATTCCACCTAGTAGTACCAACGGTAGCTACACCTGTTGGAGATGTATCAAGAGTAAACTGACCAGCACGTATTTCATACTCTCCTAAATCTACATTTCCAAGAGCTCCTGTATAAGGCACAAAAACTAATCCATTCTCCCATAAACCACTAACAGAATTATAATAAAGACCCTGCTTATTGACTAAAGGCCCAATATTTACATCGTTTAAATCATTTAGGTTATTTACAGGAGGTAGTATTGATGTCTCAGGGTCAAATATTACCACATCAACTATGTCACCAGCTATGCACCCATCAACTAGATTTATGGTATATTCTCCAACTGTTGAATAAGAGCTAGAGTTAATTTTCACACCATTGATATATACATCTAATAACTGTATATCAAATGGATAGGCAGTAGTAAAAGAAGTTTGTCCTGCAGTAGCTACAAAAGATTGGCTATTTCTAACAGTATTTCCCGGACCTACGTTAATCCATTGTCCAGTAGCTGCATTATATCTAAGTATTTGATTGTCAAGTAGATTTGATATAGTTACATCACTCAAATCATTTAAATATGCTGTTCCTACTATTGCAGAAGCTGTTATTACAGCATCTGAATATACTGGATTTAACTCTCCATAGTCATAGGCATATATCTTAGCAGATAATTTCTCTACTAGCTTATCAAGCTTCTGTTCCCCTATATATACGTTTTTTGCATAGTTAACAGACTCTTTATATATGAATATAATGTCTCTTTCATAGTCCAATGTCTCATCGTCCTCTGAAAACATATTATCATATGCTATCTGACCTATTTTATAAATAGTCTTTTCTGACTTAAGTAAGGCAGACGATATCTGTAATGGTGAGTATGCCATATTAGTAACCTGATGTAATGTTATCTACAATATTCTTAGCTCTATCAAGTGATGCCTGTGATGCCTGAAAATCATTATCTATTGCAGCTTTCTGCGCAGATTCTTTCTCTATCCACAACCTCATGACATCTTTTACATATTTGTAATTCTTTTCTAAAGAAGGGTTAATTACCATGTTATACGCAAAAGTGTAGAAACCACTCATGGTATAACAAACTAGAACAGCAGCATTAGTTTTTGTATAGGTAGAACCCGGTTGAGGTGCGCTTGACGTATGAGCAAGAGTGACTTCGTATGAATAGTCTTTGTCAATAGCAGTAAACTCTATAGAGTTACCACTGGCAAATGGCCACACGTATTCATTATAAACTGTTGCGCCTACAGTAAGATATGTACCGTCAGATTTCTGTATAGTTAATTTTCTAGCAGTAAAAGTGCCAGTACCTTCTGTAGCGTAGTTAGAGGTGTCATTTACTGTAAACTTAGTACAGTCACCAGTCTGTGTAACCGTAAAGGCTGTTATGAATGGCATATTATATTATTTATGCAAATATAAGAAATATAGCCCTACTTCTTAATGTAACTCTTGTCAGGGAAGTTAAACTTACCTTCAGTTACACCCTTCTTAACAGCTGGACTAAACCCTGATTTATCCATAATTTCATTAAGCTTCTTGGCTGGTACACCCGCTCTAGTAGCTGAATTGTAGTACTCTCTAATAATCTTAACTTGCTCTTTGTACTTATCTACAGCTTCCCTATATGCATCATCTAGTTCAATACCCTTAGCTCCAGCATCTTTAGCTCTTTTATATATATCTTCTGTATTCCTAAGTGCATCCCTAAATCCAATATCACTATTCTTATTAGTATTATCTACATATATAAATGTTTTAAATTGCTTCTCAAGGTCTATATCATATCTCCTGACAATTTGAGAAAAACCTTCGTTTATAGCTTTGTCGTAGTCTCCCTTAGTGTAGCTATCAGCTATCTTTATAGATGCTCCAAGAGCACCCGGACCCATTTGTTTTGCAACAAACATAGACATATCCTGCAACTTTCTCCATGCATTATCCTTTGGATTATATATAGAGTTGTTTGGATTATTCCACAACTTATTAAAGTTTTCTATCGCAAAGTCTCTCTGTAGCCATGGGTCAACTGCTTCTGCAATAGACTCAGATATAGCCTTATCAAACCCTTCTTTATTATTTATGTTAGACCAAAACGCATTCCAAACTCTTTTCTGGTAGCTATATGAATCTAGAGAACCAATGTCATAATATATAAGTTTACCATTGGAAAACATTTCAATGTATTTATCTGTCTTCATATTCCACTGAGGGACGTATCTTGATATAGCCTTTGCATTTTCTGTTTCATCCTCATCGTCTCCATTTAGAACTCCTAACATACCAGTAAGTCCAGCAGCTGCTAAAGAGTAAGAGTAGTAAACCATTCCAGAGAATATAGCATTATATGCAGCAGCTCCTGCAAGTCTAGTTAGACCGACATTTTTAAGCCTTGGATTCCCGCTATTAATCTCTTTCAAAGCAAGTGCCATAGAGTTATATTGAGTCCTTACCGACTCTACAGGGAATGACAAGAAGTTACCCATAAACAATCCCTTACTAATTGTTTTTACAATCTTAGGAACACGAGTGAATGTAGGATATGTATCCTTTACAATCTCAGCAACTACCTTATCTACCTCTGACCTTTGAGCATCAGTAAGCTTATTATACTCTGCATTATACATTGCTTTAGCATACCTGTTAGATTCATTCACAAATCCAAGTATCTTGAATAGGTCATCCTCTATCTGGTACGCCTTCTCCATGAACTTAGGTACTTGAGCAACAGCATTCTTTACTTTTCCGAACATAGCCTTATTCTTACCACCAGCTTGATATATCTCAGTCAAGAAGTCATCTACATTCTCATGTCTGTTAAAATATTGCTTTAGTTCTCCTATACCAATAGTATTGTTTAAAACACCATATCTGTTTAGGGTGTCCATAACTCTATTGATATCCTCATCGGTCTCCCCTGTGACAGAAGCTCTCATGTACTTGTAAGCCTCTTTCATGTAGTTCCAGTGACCGTTAGACATAGCAAATCCTGTATTACCTACTATATTCTTAATATGTGTAGCAGGGTTATATACAGTCTTGAACTTACGTATCCTACCTAGTGTCTGGATAATTATTGGCTGTACATCCTTGTCTGCCTTCTTTAGTGCCTCATAAATCTCTGGGAATGTATACAGACCATTCAGTGGCTCAAGGGTCCTAGAACCCTCTCCAGCTATCTGCACTGTAGCTTCTTCTGTCTTGTATGGGAACATAAATTTACCCATACCATACTCCTTCATAGAGTTTAGGTATTGTCTAGCAGAAGTAAGACTTGCTATCTTAAATATAGATGCATAGTAGTTATATATAGGGTCGGTGTATTCACCCATCAATGCCCTAAGTTCTGGAGCAAACTCTTTATCAGATAGTCTCTTTCCTAAAGAAGCTATATTAGTGCTGCCAGTAAGGCCTTTCTGCATGACATACTCTTCAGCATTTGATAGAAGTCCATTAGCCTCAATTCTAGCCTGTCTCATAGCATCCTCTTCAGATAAAGAAGAGTTCTGTTCCATAGCCCTATCAGCAAGGAACTTAAGTGCTGCATCTACAACAGATTTATCTACATTCTTTAGTTTCTTAGTTACATTATCTACATCCAAGCCTTCTCCGTAGAGAAACTTAGATACCTTAGTATCTTTATAGTTTATAGATTCGTAAGAACGTACCAAGTACTTACCCTTATTCTCTCTGTAGTAATCTATAGTCTCTTGGTCATCAATAACACCTAAGTGTATTAATCTTTCAGTCATGTTATCTACATGCTCTCTAGCCTCTGTTAATGCAGCTGCTAAATCTGCAGGTAGATTACCTTCTACTTCATTACCTGTCATGAAGTCTTCTACATCTGTCTTAGATACAGAGTTCTTATACTTAGCTATTAATTGTATTGCATTTTTAGTAACCCTCTCAGCTTTAGCTAGTTCTGCTGACAGTTCACCTGCTTGTGCCTCTTTTAGTTTTACTCCCTCCTTACCTAATACACCATATCTAAATTGGTCTATAAATGTTTTCTGTACAACTCCTACTATAGGCTTCTTAGATATGGCTTTTGTTGGAGCTTTCTGGAACTGTGGCATGCCTGCCTTAACAGATTGTTTGAGCTCAGGAGTTAATTCTATAGCTGGCTGTGTTCCTTGTAAACCAGTAGCTTGCTCATATTCTTTAGCTAAAGCCTCTGGAACATTCCCGTATTGTCTAGCCCTATTATATCTATCTATAACATCTTGATTAACCGGAGAAGATATTTTACTTTCTATAATGACGCCTTCCTTACCAGTAAGTTCTTTGACAACAGCTTTAGCTACCTTACCAACAATACCTACATTCTGTGCATCGCCATAGAATGCATTCATTCCTTTACCGCCAAACTTTAAATCTTCACCTTTTAAAGACTTTGCTCCAGCAGCATCAGAAAAAGGTATTTTACTTCCTTCTGAAGAAAGTATCTTATCTGCGATATCTTTTCCAAGGTCCTCTTCTACAACCTTTATACTTACATTTTGTTTAGA